TTATAATTATCTCATATTACTAGGCTTATGTCAAATTAAAAAGTACAAAAAGCGACAGGACAATGATAGCTCGACAGTAGCATTGGACGATATAGCATTGCATGGGAGGGTATAGGGTAGCATGGGAGGGTATAGACTATGGGATTGCTTATGTTCTGTATTTTAGGGTATTGATAGGCGATAAAATAGGCAATTAATTGCTCTGTGATAGCCGATATTGAATTATTTTATTGGAGGGTATAGGAGGGTATAGGGAAGGGTAAAATAATTGATCTTGGGGCAATACAGAGGGTTTTTATGGGAGGGTTTTTGGGAGGGTTCTATAAACTAATAGGGGAGGGTTTTTGTACCCTCCCCTACGCGGTGTTAGATTCAGTTGTGATACTGCTAAAATCTACTGCTTATTAGCCCTTGCTACAAAAGCAGCATAAATCTCGCAGAGTTCGGTAGCTTTCACATCGGCCATGGTTTCAGATGTTGTCGACCTGAGAGTATCGACTTTGATCTTGAGTTTATATAGGGTTTCGCAAATCTCATTAGCAGTTATGACCAATTTGGGGTTCTTATCCTTACCACCCTTGCGGTGAGACGGTCTCTTTTCGGCGACCGATGCAATGTGCTTTTCCAGTGGTGACGCTGTACGTGATTTTACGTGATCGATAGCATCTTGGCAAATTGTTTTTGCTGCGAGATTGTAGATATAGTTCAAAGTCTTATATCCAGGAAAGGCTTTGTACTCTTCTCTCTTCTCAGGCATATCGGGGAGAATGACTCTAAAAAATGCTATCTGAGTCATTTTCGATTTCTCGACAGTCTTACCGATTTGCTCCAGTTGCCAAGCGTAGAATGTTTTGACTATCATCGGCGATAAATCTACCCGATGAAGTTTCACATAGGCCGCGATACTGTCGGGCATTTCGGCCTTTATTTTATTGATGTTCTCCTGCACGTTAATAACCTCTGCTATGGGAGCAGTTCCCTTTGCTTTACGTGTCATACTCAAACCCTCCAATTAACAGTTAAATTTACTACACTCCATCATATTATTCTTTCCAAGAATCACTGTCAATAGAATAGTGCAATTCCAGTAAAAATAATCCATTGCTAAATTGTACCTAAATTTAGGTACACTCTTGAATAGGACATTGCATATCATCCAATAGGATATAGGACATTGCATAACAAGGTATAGGATATTGCATTTGACTAACAGGGTATAGCCTTATGCTATCCCATCAACATGATATACTGCTATCATGTTGTGCTATCGTTATATCGTCATATTGTCATGTTGTTATGTTGTTATAACAACTAGCTTGCGATATGCCCTAGCTAGGCTAGGGTTTATTTTACTCTCCCATCCCATCCCATAGGCAAGGAACCACCCCCCACCCCCCAGAACAACGTCACCCCCCCAAGCGGGAGATACTCCCTCTCCTATACGCGCAACAAATTTTTAGGCCAATCTTAATTAAATTTCACTAATTAATTTACATAGTCCGACATGGTGTGGATTATGGGATTATGGCACTAAATACATCACATTATTGACTTTACGTCAGTCCCAAGCCTTGGGATTATTGGGATTATTAATCCCAAAATCCCAGATAATCCCAAAGGATGAGACTAACAAATACTCCTTTGTAATCAGTAGTTTAATCCCCATAAAAATCTTATAATCCCATAATTTTACACATGTCGGGGGGTATGGAATTAGTGAAATTTAATGAAGATTATAATGAAGATTTCTCTTGACATCCAGACAAAAGTGTGGTATACTCTTCCCGTTAAATGGTGAGACTCCTCGGGGGCTCTGTTCAAACCCTCCTCCTCCACAGGGCCCCCAACAAAGAGGCTGAATGGACACGTTATACTACAAAGGCGAAGTAGGAAGAACGATTTCCCAGACTACGGGATTCGATTGGACTTCCAACACAGCGAAACAGGTCATTATAGAGAAGCCCTCAGGGGAAACCATAACAAAGACAGGATCGGACGTAAGCGTTGATGACGCTGCCACAGGACAAATCCACGTTACAGTGGCGGCAGGGGAGCTTGACGAGGCTGGAGAGTACATGTTTCAAGCGAAATGCACGATTTCCAGCGTGGTCAAGTTCGGCCCGATGATGCATTTCTTCGTAGAGGACGTACTTACGGCAAGTGCTTAAAATAGATGAAGAAGAATTACGGGAAGAAGCCAGGAGAGAGCTTGAGCGCAGACGGTCTGCGACATTTTACCTTAACAATCCGTTCGCCTTTCACAGGGATATTCTATGCAAACCAGCGTGGAGAGAAAATCTCTCCCAAATCCATGAAGAAGGACTTGCGTGGATCAACCAAGGGAAAAGAAAAAAGCTCATTCTCTGGCCCCGAAAGCATCTCAAGTCCACGATCTTCACCCAAGGGGAGGCCCTGCGTAGAGCCCTCCTTGACCCAGATATTCGAGTTCTTATTTCCTCTACGAAATGGGACAACGCTAAGAGATTTCTTGGGGCAATTAAGGGTTATCTTCAGCAACCGCGATTCATTGAGCTTTTTGGAGAGCTACTCCCAGGTACTAAGGACAAGTACCATCGCAACAATGACGCAGAGCTGACGCTAAAGAGTCGAGTGAATCTAGGAGTAAAGGAGCCGACGTTCTCAACAACTGGTTTAGATGCAGCTCAAACGAGCCAGCACTACGACCTAATCATCCACGATGATCTCGTTGAACGAAGAAACATAGGTACGGTAGATCAGATTGAGAAGGTCATCACTTACTTCAAGGATTCACTCGACCTTCTTGATCCTAAAAAGGAACTGTGGATATTGGGAACTCGATGGCATCCACTGGACTTATACGGCTGGATAATGGAGAACTTCTGTGACGAACGGTGTGTTGCCAACAACTTCGAGCATGTCAAAGGATGCCACTGTGACTTCGATGTTACGCTTAAGGAGCTTGAGGAAGATGGCGTGTACGTGTTTCCTGCGATGTTCAACGATGCCGAGGCAGATGAGCTCCTTCGTCAGAAGGGGTCTTATGAGTTTGCAGCGCAATATCGTAATAATCCTACTGATCCTTCTGTCTGCTGGTTCAAACAGGCGGACGTGGAGACTGCGCTCGTATCTCCTAAGGAAATTCAATCCATATCGGACAGACTATTGTGGTATATCGCAGTTGATCCAGCCGAGGCTGTGGAGAAGCGTAGTTGCCTTACTGCTGCCGTAGCTGTAGGAGTGGACAGGGAAACGGGGATATGGTATGTCGATGAGGCAAAAGGAGCAAGAGTTGAGACTCCAGGATTCATTGACCTCTGCTTTGACACTTATTCCAAATATCCCTACGCAGAGTTCGGCTTGGAGACAAACACCAGAAAATCCTTATCCTATTCCCTCAAGGATCAAATGGCTCGAAGGGGAATCTACTTCAGCATACGAGACTTGTCCCCCATTCGTGGGTGGGCTGGAGGGAACATCAAGGAACAGCGGATTAAGCGTCTTATTCCACTATTCCAGTTTGGGCGTATCAAGATTAGAGAGGACTTGAAGGACTTAATACAGTCCCTCATCACTATTCCTGCCGCTAGGTCATGGGATATTCCCGATGCCCTAAGCTACATATGCGACATGGTTCCGACAGGGATAGGAAGTCAACAGAAGATAGCGTTACCTAAGAGAACAATAGGCTGGGCAAGGACGGGGCTATAATGGAAGCACAAGATACCCAGAAGTTGGTAGAAGAGAACGACCAGTCAACAACCCTCAAAGAGGAAAACAACGAGGATGCTGCGTTTCAGATCCTCTATGACCTCAATGAGGAAGAGAAGGAAGACATTCTCAACCAGTTCATCAAGCGTCTTGACTCGGCGGAGAAGTTCATGAAGACTCTCTACCCCTCAATGATCGCTAACTACAAGAAGTACTGCTCTGTCTCAGATCCTATTGTAGATGACTTGGGCGAAGAGATAACAGACAGGGCTAATCTGTTCATTCCCTACCCGTTCGCCATAGTAGAAGCCGAACTTCCGCGCCTCGCAGGTAAGCTTCCCCGCGCCAGGGCCTTCCCGAAGTTCGAATCTATGCAAGCCAAGATAGATGCAATACAAGATTTGATTTATTACTCAATGGACAGGATGAATTTCGTCCAGCTTCAAACTCTGTGGATGCGCCAGTACGAAATCTACGGATGGTCGCCTCTATACTACTACTGGCGGAAGGAGGAAACTCGTGGACTTGAACGTGTTCCTCAGCAACTCGGAGATGGATCTACTGCTTATCCCCTTCAACGTGTGTTCAAGACGAAATATGACGATTTCTGGGCTACTGTCTTGGATGTGTTTGATTGCTTCTTCCAGCCGGGAGTGGAAAATATCGAGGAGGGAGACTACTTCTTCTTTAGAGAATGGTACTCAGCAAAAGACCTGCGAAAGATGTCAAAATCAGGTGTCCTTTATCCTGAAGTAGAGGAATATCTCTCGAATAACAACTATCCGTCGTTTTCCCTCACGAAAGACTCGGAAGGCAGGAGGGAAAGAGACGAAATCAAGGGACTCGTCCCATCGAACTCGGAGAACACATATGGAAAATACGAACTCATGTGGATGCTCGAAGGAGAACGAATCGTCCAAGTCCTTGATAGGAGAATCGTCGCAAGAGTGGGAGATAACCCGAATCCCCTTCAAGAGATCCCCATTATCAACTGCAATCTCACTCCTCTCGTTAATGAACCTATCGGAGTTGGAACAATTGAAGCTCTTGCTGGGTTGCCAGATAAGCTTAATGCGCTCTCAAACGCAAGACTTGATAACATTTCCCTGATGTTGAACAAGACCTTCCTTGCCAACCGCAATGACCAGCAGACTGACTTCAAAAACATTCGCTCAACGCCAGGAAACGTCATCCTTTGTGGAGATGTCAATAACTCCATCAAAGAATTGACCATGCATGACGTTACAGGCACAGCGGAGTCGGAAATCAGGACAACCAAGCAGGACATTCAGTTCGTTTCGGGAGTGTCCGACTACATTGTAGGCACAAAAGGAACCTCAAATCTGGTGGATACTGCAACTGGAATATCCTCAGTCATTCGTGAGGCCAATGCGAAGTTCGCTCTCAAACAATCCAGCTTCGAGAGCGGATCTCTGAGAAAATTCATCGAAGTCTGCCATGCCTACAACATGACGTACATGCCAGAGAAGAAACGCATCCATGTAGCTGGGCCTAAGGGGATGAAGACAAGAGACATCACCCTCGACGACATACTCTGTGAATGTGACTTCATCGTAGAGCCAGGATCTTCGATCCCTCTCGATCAGGTCACACGTAGAGAGGCTCTCATGAACCTTCTGGATCGGGTGATGAAGCTCCCGACCATAGTAAGGCTGGACAAGTACATGAAGGAAGTTCTTGAGAGCTTCGACCTTAGGAACACCGAAGATCTGATGGTAGCTCAAGACGGGCCGCAATCCGCCATAGAAGACACGGAACTTGCCAACGCCGAGAATGTGGCCTTCAGCCAGAAGATGACAGTACAGCTCCAAGGGAACGATGGACTGCACCTTGGGATTCACCAGAGTGCTGACGTGCAGAACTGGGAAGACTCTGCCAAGCAGATCCTCCAGTCCCATATAGAGCAGCACCAGCGCAAGATCCAGAGTGATATGCAGCAACAGATGCAGCAAATGGGGGGACAACCAAATGGAATATCAAATGCCAGTGGAGCTGGCCCAACGCCTAGCCCACTTGGACAGCCTAACGGAATGGAAAGCATTGTTGGAGTACCTGCAACTCCGCCGCAGCAAGCTATACAACAACTTAATATGTAGCGCGACGGAGCGTCAGGATTCAGCGGTGCTGGCACAAATGACTATGCTGGCTAAGGGAGGAGAGATGGAACTCATTCTCTTCGAAGGATTGCCCAAGCTGGCGCAAGACATCTGCCGAACGTCGATGAAAATCGCGGAATGGCAAGATAAGAAAAAATAGGGAGGACTATACGATATGTCACCAAAGGACTCTGAAACCTACTTCGACGACCCTGCGGATAATGCTGAAGAGCAACCCGTAGCCGTGAAAGAGGGGGAAGAACAACCAGAGGAAACACCCGTCCCTGAAGAAGGGGCCGAAGGAGAAGCAAAGAAGGAAGAAAAATCCCCACTTGAGGGCACGCCCTTCAAATCCGTGGAGGAACTGACCAGAGCGTACAAGGAACTTCAATCGTTCTCCACACGCAGGAATCAGGAATTCGCGGAAATGCAGGGAATGCTTAAGCAGATGATCCCCAATCTCACTCGCTCTCAACAGCAGGAGATCAAGGACGATCCAGATGCCTTCATGAAAGAGTTTGTATCAAATCCTAAGGGAACTCTTCTGAACTTGGTTAAAGAAGCACAAAAGGAGTCGGTCGAACCTATCGGCGGAAAGCTCGCTAGGCTTGAGACTCAGGTAGAACTCAATAACTTTTTGGGAAAGCACCCCGAATTGACTGAGGACGACATAGACGAGATGGTTAAAATCATCAACTCTTATCCTGAGATCAAGAATCGGCCTGATCGCCTTGATGTATATCTCAAGTTACTGAAACACGACAAGCCCGACATAGGGCAGAGGATGACGCAGCAAAAGGTCGGACTTGAGAAGGGTGCTTCTGATGCAAAAACCGCTGCTACCCTTGGTGGTAAGAAGTCGTCCACTCCCAAACAACCAGAGGGAGACGAATTTGACGATATCCTAGCGACTTGGCGGGAACGTCAGGCTAAGTGGAATCGTTAATCCTTAGGAGATAATTATGACAGAGCCTCTAACTGGTGTAAGAGGGACTAAGTACTCTCAGGGTACTGAAGTCTCTTTAGTGAGGGATGTGGCTGATAAGATTTACCTTCTTCAGCCCGATGATGCTCCTCTCACTGTCTTCACCCGTAACATCGGTGGGAAACAAACCACCGACAATCCCAAATTTGAATGGCTGGAAGATGATATCCGTCCTGGCGTGGTCGTGGTCAGTGGTTCCATTGGAACTTCTACGACTCTTGCGATTGCAACAGGAACAGATACTCGGCTCCGTGTTGGGGATATCCTTATCGCCCCCACTGGAGAAAGTATGTTGGTGACAACCATTACTTCCGCCGCAGATATTACTGTGACCCGTTCCATGGGCGCAATCGCTTCTGATACCTTGGCTGATGGAGACGAGCTGGTGATAGCTGGCAACGCCCTCGCTGAAGGTTCGGATGCCGTTGCATCAAACTACACCAAAAAGGAAACACTTTTCAACTACATCCAGATCTTCAAAGATACTGTGACCATCACTGAAGTCCAGGACGCTTCCAAGTCCATCGGTCAGGCGGATCGCAAGTATCAGCAAATGAAGAAAGCCATTGAGCACAAACGAGGCATCGAGCAGGCATTCCTGCTTGGTGACAGGTTTGAGGAAACGACTGGTCAGGCCCTTCGCGGCACTGGCGGGTTGCTGTTCTTCATCACAACCAACGTCACTGACGTTGCTGGAGTTATTACGGAATCCGACTTCGAGGAATTCTGCCGAACGATATTCCGCTATAACGCCACCGTGTCCTCTCCCAAGAAACTGATGTTGACTAATCCTGTCATGGTTTCGGGTATCAACTTCTGGGCCAAGGGATCTCTCCAGATCACCCAGTCCGAGAAGTCCTATGGTATCCGCATAGCCACGTACCGAAGCGGTCATGGTGACTTGGAGATCGTGAAGCACTGGTTGCTTGGCGATCTTGCTGAATGGGACGACTACTCATTCTTCCTTGATCCTTCCAACGTCAAGTACAGAAATCTTCCTGGGCTTGATACCAAACTGCATCTTGACACCGGAGCCAAATCTATCTCGGCGTTCCAAGATGAATACCGCACTTACTGCGGACTTCAGGTGATGCAGGAGAAGACACACGGAATTCTCCATGGTGTCACTGGGTTTGCGGCATAAGGAGGAACTATGAGACTGACTCCTGTTACAGTAGAAGTAATCAATGGTTCCTATGCGGTTGGGGGAAACGGTGCTGCGGCTAACGACTTCGACATCACGGATACGTTAGCCAAGTTCAACTGGGTTGGCCCAGTCACCCTTCAACTCGTTGGAACAGTCACAGGTGGGGCTTCCACATACGACTTAAACATCAACGTCAGTATGGACGGGGGAACCACGTACACTCTTCTCAAAGGGCTTCAGTTAGGTGGATCGACTACGAAGACCTTCACCCAGTTGGCGACGACTGGCAGTGAAGTGATCGTGATCTCTCCTCCTGCTGCAACGGCTCTTTACAAGACAGACCAGAATCTTGGATCTGGCACTACGTACACTGTAGAGTTGTACGCTAGTGGCTTGATTCAGGGCCCTGCTCTGATGGATGTGTAATTCAATGGGGGGAGCTAATCACTCCCCCTTCTTAAGGAGATGCCATGGATCAAGTAATTCAGATAGATACATTTGCTGATGCCAATAGCATAATAATCGACGGATCTGGGAATGTTAAGACCATTGCGGACTTATCCACTCTAGGAAGCCTTAAACTTGTTGGGGATAATGGACAAGTACTGGAAATAGTGGAGCATGCAGTATCGACAGGAACCATGTCAGGCAGTACGGCTACGGCATCAGCGGTCTTTCCAGCGGGATGCATGGCCCTGGGTCTGACAATCCATCCCACCACAGCTATAACATCAGGAACGGGAACTACGTACAAAGTCGGAGACGGAACGGACGATGATCGCTGGGGAACTGGAATCGCCTTCGCCAATAACGTAACAATGGCAGATGCGGTAGTGACAGCTCCGGTAATATTCGCCACAGCTAAGGATGTTATTCTTACAGTCAATACCGGAACATTCAGCGGCGGAGTGTGCCGAGTCACTGGATACTACATCAAGTTGACAGCAGCTACAAGCTAAGACTTTCGGAGGACTATGTTTAATGTAGCAGTATTAACACCGAGTGCGGGGAAATGCGAGTTCGGGTATGCCCAATGCTTGGCCCAGCTTGTGCGTTACTTCTGCACTCATGAAGTAATAAAGGGGGAAGCGGAGCAGGGAATCCAAATCACAGGACAGCAGTCATTCTCCACGTCATGCAACAGGGAAATGCTGATTGACGCTGTGATCGACAAGGATTTCTCTCACATCTGCTTCATAGACGACGATATGTGGTTCGAGCAGGATACGCTCCACTCTTTGGCACAGCGGAACCTGGATTTCGTTGTAGCCAATTATCCTCGTAAGAGACTCCCCTTGTCCTACATTGCGATAGGACTGGATGGGAAAGAGCTGCCCATGGCTCCTAGTCTTGTAGGGGTTGAGGAAGCTGCCCAAGTGGGATTTGGGTTCGCCCTGATAAAGACGGAGGTCGTGAAAGCAGTCAGTAAACCTCGTTTCCCACTCCCATACAACTCCTCAACGGGGCAGTATGGGAGCGAGGATTACTGGTTCTGTAACCAAGCCATGAAGAAGGGATACAAGATCTTCGTGGATCATGATGCATCAAAAAAGGTAGGGCATATTGGCTCCTACCTATACAAATAGGAGGACTTATGAACAAAGTAAAGTGTGATATTTGCGGTAGGACATACGATACGAGAGGACTGGCTATCCATAAGAAGAAGCACCTTTCTGGCAAGATTGATGCTCAAGGAACTTGTCCTCCGCCTGAGCATCCGAGGGGGGAGATGGCTAAGGCTACTCCCCTCCCGTCAAAGACCGTGACATACAGGTCTCCCAGAGTCAGATCGCTGAGGGTAATCATCAAGCCATCGTTCTGGACTCAGGTCAACACTCCACAGGGTAGCCACGTAATAAAGGTCGAGGGGAAGGTGGCTGAGTTCAAGGATGGCAGATTCACTACCGACGATCCTGAGATCATCGAAGTGCTGAACAAGTACAGCAACAGAAGGTTTCCTGTCATTAGCGAGGACGCTATAAGGGAGATGGGGAAATGCCTGCGAAAGTAAAGAAGAAGGACGGGAAGTACGAAGTCAGGACTCCCAACGGAGTCCATGCCAAAGGAACGACCAAAGAGAAGGCGGAAGCTCAGCAACGCCTTCTCAATGCCTTAGATCCTGGATGGAAGCCTAGGAGATAACGTGCGTAAGTTAATACTTCTGTTGATGCTGTTGTTTGCTATCCCTGCGATGACGGCAACCCTATATACATCTTCTACAGGGACGGATAGCGGAGACTGCCAAACGCTTTCACATCCCTGCAATCTATCAAACAGCTTGCACTATGAGTTTGACCAAGTAACCGCAGGGAACGCTGACATAATCTAC